AACGCGATTGGCCTTGGCAACGCTTTGAACCACTCCTGTGGTCCTGGCCCCGCCATAAGACCAAGCGACGCGAGAACCCTTCCTCATTTTTTCTTGCCTCCCTTCTTCTTCTTTTTCTTGGGCTTACCCATTCCGTAATGTCCTGGCATCAGTCAGCCTCCGCAGGTGCTTCCTTTTTAGCGGACTTTTTCTTGGCCGGTGCTTTGGGCTTGGCCTTTGGCTCTTCACCTTGAACAGTGAACTTGTACTTAGCTGATAGAGCCATTGGAATAACGGCGTTTTAACTGATCCAACGTTAGCTCTGACCCGTCTTGACTTACAAATTTGCGAATTGCATCGGTCGGGCCATACTTTCGAGCCAGTCGGTTGAAGTAAGGAACCTTCTCAGGGCCAAGGATGTCAGCCTTGGTTTCCTTGCTCTGATTGTGCAACCACTGCCCATACGTTTGGTTTGCAGGCACCAATCCATCACGACTACGCCGCTTGCTTGGCGGTGGTGGCGTAACGCCTAAGCCCTCGTAATCAATCACCGGCACAGTGGTCGATCTGCAGTTGAAGTGCTGCGGTGGCTTCGGACCTTTGCCGTACTCAAACTCTTGCCCATCTAATGCGCGACAGATTGGTGATGTTTTGCCGTCAAGCGTTGCAACGTAGCGATAACGCTTGGTCACATCTTGGTTGGCCTCGTAAACCTGCTGGCTTGCTTCATTCGCTACTTGGTTCAAGCTGGTGCGCACAAGAGCCATCACTTGATGGTTGGCAACTGAAGTCACCTCACCGCCAGCCTGTGCAATTTGCCTTGCACTGCCAGGCTGCCCAAAACGCAGCCGACCTTTTAAGCGTCGTGCAATCTTGTCTGCCGACTCACCAGTCAGCAAACCGTTGCGCACTGTCTTGGCGAACAAATCAGCCTGAGATTCAGCCAAACCCCGAAACGACTTTTCCAGCACCTTGCCGTTTGGCAACGTGATCGTGGTTCCCTGCGCAGCCGTCAGCTGAAACGTTGCAGGGGCTCCAGCCACAGCAGCCTGCAGGTCATCGCTCAACGACACCACATTGATTGCAGTCGGATCAACCGTCGCAACAGATTGCGCAAACTGCGGGCTGATTTGCACACTACGAATCTGATCACGCAGCTCAACAGGCAAAGCCTTGCGCAGCTGATCCTCTACAAACTCAGACTGCAAAACAGTCAGGCCCTGCAGCTCCTCAACAGCAAGAGCAGTGCTTGATTCCGCCCAACCCTCCAGCGATTGCTTCAGTTGCGCAAGGATCGCCCGAAGCCGTGCAGCTTTCGCAGGCGCTGCAAGCTCATCAATGCCACGAAGCTGATCAACAGCGTCCAGAACAAGATCGTTGTATGCAACAGCAATGCGCTTGGCAACACCGTTGCTAAATCGATTGAGGTCGATTGCATTGCGATAAAGCTCGGCTGGCGTGCTCATGACTCATAAATGCCGAGATATTGCGGATCGTCAATGCAAGCCACTGAAACATCACAGCCAGCCCGCAGCGCGTTGCCGACAAATCCAGAAAACTCAGCGATCACATCTTGCTCATACAAGCCAATCGCTGTCTCTGACACGCCACAGATCTTGCCCTTCAAGTACCAAGTGACTCTGATCACTGCATAGGTTTGCTCTGCCAGCTCCTGCTTTGAAAAAAACAGGAGACGTTGCATCGGATCTTCAGGCTTGCGGTTGCGCAGATTATCCAGCCAACTCATCTTCAGCCTCCGGCTCTGCTTCTGGCATTGTGGCCTCTTCTGCAGCAGGTGGCGTCGGTTCAGGCTGTTGCATTTCGATCAGGCCGCCGGTTTGCGTTGCCTCGATCTCTTCCTCTACGTCAAACTCATCACCTAACACCTCACCAGCAGACAGCTGGTTAAGCAGCGTTTCCTGCGTGATCGTGCCTGCGGTGTAGAGCTGCAGCAACGATTGGATCTCTTGCGGCTCAAGACGAGTGGCAAGGAAGTCGCGATTGATAAAGCTGCTGCCAGCTTGAGGCTGCTGCATGTACTGCGCGTGGAAACTCAGGCAGTTGTCGATCAGATCCTGCATCTGCTGAGCGATGACCATCATTGTGCTGTCGCCTTGACTCCGATCAATACGCTTGGCTTCTGCAGTTTCTGCGCTGAGCTTTTGACCCAGCACAGCAGCCAGACCCAGCTCATTGATCTGCTGAGCAATCTGATCAAGGCGCTGGAACTGTGCGCTGTAGCTGTTACCGCCTGGCTCGATGTATTCCGCCCGTGCAGCTTCAGGCAAAGCCATGGCTTCACCAGGGCCTGCGCTGATCTCTTCTGCTGACTGCGGGAAACCATAGATAGCCAGCATTGGCACAGCACTGATGTGCAGCTGGTTATCGAGGTCAGATTGAACCTGATACGCCTTGAGGTTCAGCTCAGCGATGTCTGCCAAAGGTGGCCGCGACTCAAGGACACCAACGCGGTTGGAATAAGCAACAGCGAACGGGATCTCACTAAGGCTGGTGCTGCCCTCGTCAACAAGCACAAAATCACCTTTTTTGTCCTTTTGGTGAATCTCAAACGCGCCAGGCGTCAGCACACGCACTTGCTGCACTTGCTTTTCGCCGTATAAGCCATCAGGCACGGTGATGGTTTCCATCAGCCGCAGCTGAGTCAGCTGCTGCTTGCCGTCCTTGATCTCAGAGCGCCAGCCAAGAATGTCGCGTGGCGTGTATTGGGTCCAATACGGCCTGCCGTTGTCGCCTGCCTTTGGCGCATCAACAAGAACGCCAATGTGGCCATACCTTATGCAGCGCTTGGCTGTCTCAAAAGTCCAAACATTTAGGTCGTTGCCCTGCAGATCAACGTCAAACAGCTGCTCAGTGACAACATCGCTGACATCTTCAAGACGCACAGGCTTGCGGGTCAACATCCCCGCCAGCATCCGCTCAAGCCTGACGTAATAAGGCGCAAGCGTTGAACGCATCAGCCTGTTGTCATAAGCCTCGTCTAATTCCCTTGGCTCTTGCGGTAGATATTTTCGGTGCCCTTTTCTAATGCCGTAAGTGCCTTGCAAAAGTGCTTCAATCAGCAGCCAATGCGGCTCCATGTTGACGTAAGCCGTGTTCGGGCTTTCCACCGTCGTGACGTTGCCAACACGTTGGCGACCAGAAAAGCCTGAATACACGACTAAATCCCGCCCAATGCCTGCAGTTTAGTAAAGCCTGATTCCAGTACCACGACCAGCGCGGGCATGGAGCATTGAGAAATCCCGGTAGACGAGATAGCCAAGCGCATCATTCATGTGATCGTAACCGGCATCTTTATCAGGATCACCAGCTTCGGTGTAACTCTGTAGCTCTAAACATTCGATTGTGCGCTTGCAGTTGGCAGCAATCTGCAGCCTTACTTGGCCTTTCCCGTTCTCCAGCAAAGCTTGAACAGAAGCCACCCGATCACGGATGGGAGGATTGGCCTTGGGCGATTGATTGCTGAACCCATACGACTCAAGGATTTGGATGTCAGTGCGCGAGGCGTTCGTGCTTCTGTTTCCGCCTGATGCGTCAGGGTAGATATAAACCGGGCGTCCATCAGCTCGGCGTTGTATTTCTTGGGCCATGGCGTCGGTGTCATGTGCGCCGCTGATCTCGTCGATCAGGAGAAGTTTTTCTCCAAGACGAACACCGATGACTGCGTTTGAGTTGCCGACGTTGAAGTCGCAGCCGACGCGTAGAGGTTCGCGGCTTACGTCTGGAAAGTCGGTTATGACGTGCTTTGCCCGGTCGAAACGGTCATAGACCTGACCAGTTGTGAGATTGCAAAATTGGCCTTCTAAGTAAGCCTGCAACAGGCTTGGGTCGTAGTTGGCCTGCAGCCGTTCGATGAAGTCTTGGGGCAGATGTGGATTATCCGCCGTGCGCATCCTAATTAATTTGCGATCTTCGCGCTGCTGAGCCTCTTCTGATCCAAAGGTGTTCCACATCCAGCGGAAACCTTCAGGCGTTGATGCAGCACCGAACTGGCGAACGTTTCCAGAGCGGAGACGGCCAAGGATCTTGGGAAATGCTTTCTCGGCAATGGCTGGCGTCACGGTGTCAATCTCGTCAGCAAGAACCCAAGCGAGGTTCAAGCCGATGATGCGTGACCAGTTCTCGAAGCTACGGCAAAGAATCTTGGTATCGCCGCCAGGCAAATGCAGGACGTATTCAGGCAATGGTGATGCCCTGAATGTGTAGGGAATGTCGTACTGCTCTAGGAACTGCTCGAAGTCGTTTTGCCAGATGTCACGGATCAAAGGGCCTGTGGGCTCCATGACGCAACCGACGAAGCCTTGATTTGCAATAGAGAGGATCAGGGTTTTGGCGCAGAGCGCACGCGTTTTGCCAGCGCCATAGCCAGCGGACAGACCGATGATTTGCGTTGACTGATCATCAACAAAAGCAAGCTGGCCTGGATGCAAAT